TATATGAATCCGTTAAAAACGCCCTGGACAAAGGGCATAAATGGTGTGTGATTATAGATTTAAACGGAGTAAGTGGAATAACTAAAGAAACTTACCAATTCATGAGTTCATTACTTGATGCTAAAATGTTTATTAAAACAAGTAAACCTGGAACATGCGGTTATGATATCTTAAATGAAGTAATAGAAAATGAAATGCCTGCAGGTTCTTGGCTGCATATTATTGATGACGATAATCTTTTACATGAAAATTTAGTTTCAACTTTTGAAAACCTTACATGTAAAGCAAAAGCGATTGTTGTTAATCAAAAAGTAGATGGTAAAGATTTTACTCGATTGGATATTCGTGAAGCAAAACCTGAAAATACAAAGTTTCAAGGAGTTGATGTTGCACAAGTTTTATTCGATAGGGATTTCTTAGTAGAGCAAGGCGGCTACGGTTTGGGTTACTGTGGTGATGGTATTGCTATTGATAAAATATATAAAGAACATCCAGACAAGTTTCACTTTATAGATGAAGTTCTTTGCTATTACAATAAAATAGAAAAGCCAAAAGGTGGTTCTGAACCAAGAGTTTTATATGTAGGTGAATTACCCAAAACTCCACAAGCAGGCGGTAGTTCTCAAGATTACGAATCAGATGTTTTAAGAATACATCATGTTAAAGATGACACAAATATCTTTAACGAAATTCATAAGATTAATCCTGACGTAATTGTAACAAGATCAAAAGAACCTTCAGATTTTACAACTTTAAGTTATGCGCCGCTGTCCGTTCGTAGAAAGTGGATTCATGCTAATAATGCTGAGGATAAGAATGATGGTAACGCAATTTACAACGCGGCAATGTATGCAATGTTAACACCTGATAAAACACTTGCGTCCATCTTTACATCTGCATACAACATTGCTGATAAGATAATACTTACATATGAAACACTAAGATCTCAAACTTATACGAACTGGGAATGGACAATCGTTAACGATTCAAACGACAACGGTAAAACACAAAAAGTTCTTGACGATATTGCAAGTAAAGATCCTCGGGTTAAGGTGTATACGTTTGAACAAAAATCAAAAGGAATTATTGGGGAGTCTAAATACCGAGCTGCAATGTTATGTAACGGCCAGTACTTAATGGAACTTGACCATGATGATGCTCTTACGCCTGATGCAGTTGAATTAATGGTAAGAGCCTTTGAAGAATATCCTGATGCTGGATTTGTTTATAGTGACTGTGTTGAATGTGATTTAAACTATAACACTGTCAAATATACAGAAGGGTTTGCGCTTGGTTATGGTAGTTACTATGAAGATACCTATATGGGTAAAAAGATTGATGTAAATGCATGTGTTCCTGTTAACCCAAAAACTATTCGTCATATTGTTGGAGTGCCTAACCACTTCCGTTCTTGGAGACGAGATCACTATCATGCTATAGGTGGACATAACCGCGGGTTGACTATTGCTGACGATTATGAATTAATAGTAAGATCATTCTTAACAACAAGATTTGTAAGAATACCAAAATGTTGTTACATTCAATATTATTACGGACAGAATACTCAAGACTCAAACGGTGGAGCAACTCGCCGAGATATTCAACGTCGAGTTAGAACAATAGCGCACCACTATAATGAAGCAATTAAAACAAGGTTTGAAGAGTTGGGAATGAAAGATTGGGCATACGAATATCATCCGCCAGATCCACTATGGGCTCCCTCGCAAATGGATTCTCCTGATGCTGCATATACATTAAAACTTTAACACAATGCCTGGTTTAAACACCGGGCATTTTTTTGTTAATAACTTAATGTAAATAAATTTGCTTGGTAAGAAAATTGTGGTTAATTTTATACTATACAAAAAAATAATATGGATAATCAAACAAACAAAAAAATTACACCGGCAAGGAAAGCTATGATAAATGCTTTAAAACTAACTATGACCGGAAATTCTGTTCTTGCAAAGAAAGAACTTAAGAAAGCTGAAAAAGAACTTAATAAACAATATAAAACTAAAAACTAAAAAATATGGGATGGTGGTCAACTAGTATTATGGGTGGAGATACTTCACTAGATTTTGAAGTAATGTTTGATAAACTTGGAGAATAAAGATAGTTATCATAGAATATGTTATCTAGATGTTAAATATGTATTTAAAGCAAAAAAAGTTCCCAATAAATTTGCTTGGTATTACTAATATGGTTAATTTTGTATTATACAATTAAATAATAAACAATTAAAAACAATTATCATGAAAGTAACAATTAACATTACATATTTCGCAATCGCAATCTTTTCATTGGCAATCGCATTTTTACTTATGCTAGGAACTATTCAAAAATACGTTTACTTTGCTGCACCTGAAAATGAAATGGCTTGTTATATCTTAGCTGGCACAATGGGTATTATTTCATTATTTTGCTCATTTGAAAAAAGTAATTAAGAACTATTTTTAATCGCTGTATAAAATCCCTCCATTAAATTATTAAATATGAATATAGAACAAATTATCTCAATCGTTTCTGCGGAAACTAAGGTTTCAGTAACCGACATTATTAATCCTTCTCGTAAGTCCAATAAGGTTCTTGCTCGCCACTTATCTATGTGGGCTTGCCGTTGGTATTCATCTGCTTCTTTACAAAAAATTGCAGCTGCACATAACCGTAAACAACACGGTTCGGTAATTAATGCTTCTGCAAGTATTGAAAACCAAATGAAATACAATTCTAAAATCTATCAAATTTGTCAAAGTATTATTAATCAAATAAAATAAAAAACATGAAGTACATAAGTTTACAAAAGTCTTCTGAAGAGCGCTTCAGAAATGATTACATCAATCAGCATGCAAGATTTATCCATTCATCTTGGCTTTTATCAGAAGATCTTGACAAAGAAGTTGAGCTATACGGTAAAAAATTTAGAATAGCTGGTCTGTGGGATACTGTGGGTTACAAGAAAATCATTCTTTTAAACAATCTTGAAGTTGAAACTTCATATGGATTTACCGATAGCCAAGAAGTTGCAAATGCTTTAGGTTTCACTAAGTTTCGTAATTTTGTGACAGGGAAAGAAATCACGTACGATCTAGCAGCCGAGGCAAAAGCAAGGGAATGGCTTAACAAACAAAAAATTGCTGAAACTCCAATAGTACAGTCTGACGATGATGAAGATCTTGATGAAGCGGTAATTACTAATGATGAAGATCTTGATGAAGTAATTCTTGAGCGTGATAAAGAATATGTAAATGAAGATGATGAAGATGATGAAGACGCTACAGAAATTGATCCTCTTGTTAAAGCTTTACAAATTGATGAAGATGATAGCGGGTGGATTAATGATAACGATTAAAACTAAATTTTTATATGGTAGAATTTTATGTAACAATAGATGTTAGCAATGATGAAGAACGACAATCATTTGCAGTTGAGTTAATGAAAAACAATATGATGGTGAGAGTTGAAACACCTGATGATGGGTTTTATCATTACGCAATACAAGGTAATTGGTCAGGATATACTCATCTTGCTGACATTATAGAAAAACAAGAAAACACAAAACAAGAAGGCAAATATTTCATAACTTCGTTAGAACATTTTGAAGATTAATATTTATGATAAACAACATTGAACAAATTAAAAATCTACTAAACTTTTCAGAACCTGGCGACTTCTATATGCTTTACGTATTAAAGCGTAAGAAGGACCAGCCTGAAGACGAGCGTGATAACCATCAATCAGTTAGAACTATTAAGACCTACTGCATTGAAAGTATTGACCACTTAACCCGTCGTTATGATGAGGTCATGCAACTTTGCGAAATATTTAAAGCAAGAGCCTACATACATGTGCAAAAACAAAATCATGCTGAAGTTTCTTTAAACATGCTAGCTGATTTGGCTATTCGTATCAAGAACGGCAATCATAATCAAAAAGGATTATTTGATTCAACTGTAGGTCAAATCAAAACTAACGAAAAGCGTTGGATTGTTGATATTGATACCAAAGATGAAATTACGGTTCATCGAGTTGCTTACATTATTAATTCAATAAGACCAGAGGGACCAAAGATTGAAACTGTTATTCCAACTAAAAATGGATATCACTTTATTACTAAACGATTTGATGTTTTAGAATTTAATAAGAGAATGGGTGAATACGGAGAAATTCCTGATATTCAGAAAAAGAATCCAACTCTTTTGTATTATCCTGAAAGTTTGGAAAATTGTTAATAACTTTATGTATATAAATTTTGCTATGTTAAACTAATTGGTTAATTTTATACTATACAAAAAAATAATTAAATATGAAATCATTATTCTTACTTCGTGGTTTACCTGGTTCTGGAAAATCTACTTTAGCCGCTGAGATTGGCGGTCCTCACTTTGAGGCTGATATGTTCTTTATGGAAAATGGTGAGTACAAATTTGATGTAACCAAACTTAAAGATGCGCATAACTGGTGTAGACATTCTGTAATGGACGCAATGAAAGCTGGAGAGCCCAAGGTTATTGTTTCCAACACATTTACTAAAGAATGGGAAATGGAAGCATACTACCTTCTTGCTGAAGAATTAGGATATACTGTCTTTTCATTAATTGTTGAAAACCGACATAACGGTGAAAACACACACGGAGTTCCAAGTGATACATTGCAAATAATGAAAAACCGGTTTGAAATTCAATTATTACCAACTGACAATTTACAGAAACAAAAGATGCCAACTATTTAAAAAATAAAATTTAATATATGAAAGACTTAAGAAATTCTTACAAAGAAGCTGCAAAAGATTACATTAGCGAAAACATGAATTGGTTCGGATTAACTAACTTAAACGAATCTGAATTATCACACATTATTAATCTTGCCTCATCTGTTATGATGACGCGTGATAAGTATATGATGGGTGGTAGTTTTGTTCAGTCAGTTGTTGAAAACAATTTAGAACAAGCTGTTAGTCGTGCTGATGATACGGCAATCAAAGGTCTTAGAACCTTTACATTTATCAAAAACAATTGTTACATCAATGAAAATGTGGAAGAGTAAATACAGTACACAAGCTTCTTGGAAAAAAGAGCGCGCGTGGCAAATCATACCAAGTTTTACCATTTGGTATGATCCTGCTATCTTTTTAGAAACCGGTGTTAATTCACCAGGTATGGGAATAAAATTCATGTGGCTCCAATGGAGAGGATCCGCATTCATACAACAAACATATTAAAATGGAATTACTTAACACACATCCTATTAAGAAATCTGACTTAGGGTTTCACGGCAATCTCTTTGGCGGACAATTATTAAAATGGATTGATTCAGCAGCAGCAGGTTTCTCTATGCAACTTTGTGATACACCAAGAATGGTAACAGTAAGTATTGACAAATGCAATTTTGAAAAACCAGCTCGTGAAAGCCAGTTACTAAAAATCTACGGCGAACCTAGCGATATTGGACACACCTCAGTTACAATGTATCTTGAGGCAAGAACACATAATGTCTACAACGGCAAACAAACCTTGGTATTAAAAACTCATATTAAGTTTGTCCACATTGATGAAGAAGGTAACCCAATTCCAATTGGTGAAAAAGGAAGAACTCGTGTTACTAAGCTTTTAATTGAAAACGGAAACATACAAGATGAGAAAGCCTAAACTTAATGACGGCCATTATTTAGAAATAACAGACCGTTTACACGTAGTATCTTCGATTATAGATACACACTTATTACAGCACCCTGTGTGTAAACTTGAAAGGGAAGTAACAGAAAAAGTTGAGACAGCTCTTTCCTTATTATACGAGGCTTACCAAATGGCTGGAAACTTAATGCATGATAATCTAACTAAAAACAAAATGAAAACAAAATGAAAACCTTAGGATTAATTAACTATGAAGGAGACTGCTTAAAAGCTGTCAAACAAAACAATGAAATACTTATTGTTGACCAGTACGGAGAAACTTTAGAAACATATACTGTTAAAAAGTTTTATGAGTTTATTGGTGGTTTGGTTAATGTAGTTGATAGTAAAGGAAAGACTTGGAATTATCCAAGTGAACATGTAAATGCAAGACCTTCTATTGAAACAATTTATCAATTTGTAAAAGATATAAAAGATATCAAAATAAAGAAAACGAGTATAAAGACAGTTAATCAATTTATCAAAGAACTTCAGATGATAAGCGAAGACAAAAGAAAATTACCTGTGGTTATTGAGTGTCCAAATGGAGAACTTACATCACCAAGTATTAAGATGGTGTGGAATACACCAATATTAGTAGAGGAATCTCCTGATAAAATACTTATTGGTTGGAAATAATATTAAAAAACAAAAAGTATGAATAAAGTAAATGAATTAGGATACAATGAGGCAACTAAATTTGGTCCTTCAAAAAACAACCCGCCATACATCTCAGACGACTTTCAAATAGGTCCTGATGGTGCTTATGAACACACTGAGGATATAACACCAAATGAAAAAGCAATGACAGATGAAGAATTACAAAACGTACCACAAATGATATCTGCAAAAATGGCAGCTCAGCAACAACTAATAAACTTGCTTTATTCTCAAATAATGGACCTAACAATGATGTCCAAGATTGAACTAGGCGATGATGTAATTGCAGAAATTAACCGATTAAACTTTATTATAAATGAATAATCTAGATAAACAATACACAGACTTACTTCAAGATATCTTGGATAACGGTATTACAAAACAAGACAGAACAGGCACAGGTACTACTTCAGTATTCGGTAGACAAATACGTCACAAGATGAGTGAAGGATTTCCATTACTTACAACTAAGAAGATGGCATGGAAAACTATTGTGGTTGAATTATTGTGGTTCTTACGTGGTGATACTAACATTAAATTCTTAGTTGATAATGGTTGTAACATTTGGAACGGTGACGCTTTCAAGAATTACATCAGTAAGACAAATGAGTATAAAGGTGATTGGCCTGATACAATAGAAGAATTCATTGAAAGAATTAAAACAGATGATGAGTTTGCTAAGAAGTGGGGTGATTTAGGTCCAATTTATGGTAAGCAATGGAGACAATGGCAAGCTTGGATGAAATATGGTGATACAGGTAAAAGAGCTTCTTTATGGTTTGACCAAATAGGTATGTTAATACATTCTCTTAAAACAAACCCAGATAGTAGACGATTAATGGTTAGTGCTTGGAATGTTGGAGAATTAGACCAAATGGTACTTCCACCTTGTCATTATGGATTCCAAGTTTATACAAGAGAGTTGAGTAATGAGGAAATTGCGTTTGAAGCAAATAAAAGAGGATTTAATCTTAAAGGAATGACATTCAGCGGTAAATTAATAATTGATTCTAAAGAAGTTGAAGAAAAAAACATTCCAACACGAGCAATCTCTTTAATGTGGAATCAACGTTCAGTAGATACATTCTTAGGTTTACCATTCAACATTGCATCTTATGGCTTATTATTAGAAGTAATTGCTACTTCAGTTAATATGGTTCCTGATGAACTAATTGGTAATTTAGGTGATGTGCATTTATATAGTAATCATATTGAACAAGCAAAAGAACAGATTGGTAGAGAACCATACCCATTACCTAAACTAAACATCAACACAGAGTTTTGGCCTTATGAAGGTGGTTCATGTGGTGAAGGTCCTTTAGATGCTGTTAAAGTGTTTGAAGCATTTAAAGATGATAACTTCTGCAAATGTTTATTAGAAGAAGATATTCAATTAAGTAACTATCAATCACACCCAACAATTAAAGCACCATTATCAAATTAAAATATGGAAAATTCTGAAAAAATGATAGACTTATCAAAATATAGTATTGAAGAACTTGTTAAATTAAAAAACAAGATTGCTAACACGATTTATGATTATAAGGATGGTTACTTTTACATCTGTAATGTTCGTTCCTATGGTCGTAATTGGAGGGAGAATTGGATATTTAATACTTACACACTTCAGGACTTATGCCATCAGTACGGTGGTGATGATGGTATTGTTGATGTCTATTCTAACAACCCCGATTTATCTAAGATAGATAACTACGGTAATGTTATGTTTGTTCCTACCGAAAAGGATTATGAGGTATCGAAAGAATATGAATACCTTAAGAATTCTATTCCCTCTATTGAAATGGACCTTGATAAATGGGATAACCGTGATAATGTTCCGTTTGGAAGTCGTCCTTACTTTGCTCCGATGTATACTCGTGAGGATGTCGCTGAGATGAAATTAAAGTTAGAGAACTTTGATATGTCATTCATTACACCTGTTCGTGTTAATCGTGTGTACGAAGACGAAGAAGATTGTTAATAACTTTGTGTAAATATATTTGCCAGTGTCAACCCTTATGGTTAATTTTATAC